TCAACAAAACGGAATGGAATTTCGTATTTTCCCAAGACAAATTGGAGAAGCTACAAAATTAGAAAGAGAAAAATATAACGAAAATAAAAATTAAATTATTGCGTAAAGATGCAGTTAAGCCAATGATGGAGCAAAAAATTTATTTTAATGGGTGTTCTTATACCTTTGGTCAAAGTTTAGAATTATATTGTAATCCAATAGAAAAATTCGAGGTAGATAGAATGAGTAAATATGTCTTTACAAAAGATGATTTAAACTTTATTAAAAATAACAGATGGACTAATCGTATTTCAATTGAATTGAATAATATAGAAAATAACTATTCTATAAATGGAAATGCAAACGGAAGAATATTGTATGATTTAAAGAATTATTTAAAAAGTACACCAATGCATGAAGTTAAGTATTTTGTAATACAACTTACTCATTTCGAAAGATTCTTTTCTTCTAAAAATTTTCAATGGTTTCCACATATAGATAGTATGCGTAATCATGTAAAATGTGGATTAATGACATTAGAAGAACAAGAATATACCATTTCTAATATAGAAAAAATACAAATGGAATACTATTTGGAACTAATTGATATATTCAAAAACCATCCTCAAAAATTAAAAATTTTGTTTTGGAGTAACGAATGGAAAGATATTTTATCAATCGATGAAATGAGCAAATTTGGAATATCAATAGATGGTGAGTATCTTATTGAGGATTGGGCACATAAAAATAACTTATGTATAAATCAGGATGAAAAATTTTTAAATAGTAACGTTGTATCTCGTGATACTCATTTATCACTTAAAGGGCATGAAATAATAGCAAATAAAATAATAGAACAGTTATGAGTTTTTTCGCAAACGAAAATAGTAAAAAAGAACATAGTTTATGGGTGGAGAAATACCGCCCACAAACACTTTCCGAATATGTAGGAAACGAAACGGTAAAGGAAACAATCCAACAGTATTTGGATAATAATGATATTCCACATTTGTTATTACATGGTAAAGCAGGTACAGGTAAAACCACCCTTGCAAAACTAATCGTAAACACAATCAAATGTGATAGTATGATTATAAATGCATCGGATGAAAACAATGTGGATACCGTTCGTAACAAAGTAAAGAACTTTGCATCCTCTATGGGGTTTGCGGGATTTAAGGTTATTATTTTGGATGAGTTTGATTATATGACTCCAAACGCACAGGCAATCCTCCGTAACTTAATGGAGACATTTTCTAAACATTGTAGATTCATTCTAACCTGTAATTATCACGAGAAGATTATTGACCCTATTAAAAGTAGATGTCAAACATTTGCAATAACACCTCCTACAAAGAAAGATGTTGCAATTCAGGTTACTAGAATTTTAGATGCTGAAAAAATCAAATACGATGTTAAGAATGTAGCAGATATTATCAGTTCATACTATCCAGATATCCGTAGAATACTAAACACTTGTCAATTACAATCTGCAAAAGGAGAGTTGAAAGTAGACCATCAAATTATGGTGGAATCAAATTTTCAAACAAAGTTAGTGGACTTATTAAAAGCAAATGATGATAAGAGAAATATGTTTATGAATATCAGACAAGCAGTTGCAGATAACCGATTGAATGATTATTCAGAAATGTATTCTATGTTGTATAATAGAGTAGATGAATACGCAGCAGGAAATACGGCAAATGTAATCTTAACTATCGCAGAAGGATTATCCAAAGATGCGTTGGTAGTTGATAAAGAAATCGTATTTATGAGTACAATTATTCAAATTTTAAATATTATAAAATAATGGAACAAGGATTACCAAATGGAGTTACTCTAAATGATGCCAGAGATATGGTGTGCGAGTGTGGAAATAAAACATTTATACCAGGATATAGATTTAAAAAATTAAGTAAAATAATGACTGGAAACGCACAAGATTCAATAATTCCGATTGAAATGTATTTGTGTACTCAATGTGGAAAAGCATTACAAGAGTTATTACCATTAGAATTGAGAGATAAACCATCAACAATTACACAATAATGGCAGGGAAAAAGTTATTTGACCATATTGCTGCAATCACATCAGAGCAAGACCCTAATTACTTTGACAAGTTATCTGAAGAAGATATTAAGTCGTGGAGTAATTTTATGATTAACAGATTTCTTTCGATGAAACCTGAATGGGTAGAGTTGATTGCAACTATATTACCTTTGACTCAAACATTAGAACCAAAGGAGATGTATAAATTGTATATTAGCATTATCCCAAAAGGAAAGTATTATCTTAAATACATCAAAGGAAAGAGTGAAGAAAAATACGAATCTTTTTTAGTAGACTTAATTAAGAAAGAATACGATTGTTCAGAAAGACACGCTATAGATTATGTTGAGGTTTTGTATGCTACTAGAGAAGGTAGAGAGTACATAAAATATGTATGTGAAAAATATGGTACTGATAAAAAGTTGATAACAAAACTTAAATTAAAAATCTAATGTTAGGTAAAAAATATTTAGTAGCTAATGGGTGTTCCTTTACTGAAGGCCATATGTTGGGAAATGAAGGAGCATGGCCTAAATTTTTAGGAGAAAAACTAAATTTAGAAGTTGTAAATATAGGTAAAGGTGGTAGTGGAAATGATACCATTACATGGAGAACTTTAGAATTTTGTGAAATTAAAAAAGATATTGCAAAAGATGCACTATTTGTTATTCAATTAACAGAGTGTTTGAGATATCATGTCTATTATGATGATATGCAAAACCCACCACAAGAATGGCATGTAACCCCATTATGTTTTCAGAGACACATGAATTCTTTTAAAGATGGCAATGGTGCATCAAAATGGATTTATAAAAATAAAGATGAATTGATTTATGTATACAACAATATAACATTTGCATTATATAAAACATTTCAAAATATACTATCACTAACTTCTTATTTTGAATCAAAAGGATATCCTTACATAATATTTGATGGTATAAATGACCATAAGCCATTTGAGCATAACGGAAATTTTTATCTAAAAGAATCCAATTCGGATAATATAAATGAAGAATTTAAAATAAAAACATATTTTGAAGATTTTGAAAGGTATATTACCAGAAGAGATGCTGGGTATGTTATTAATGAAAATTTAATAAATAATACATTTAGCAATCATTACATATTTAAACAAATTCCAGCAATGCTTAAATTCTTTTTTAATAAAGGTATTACCGAATTTAATGATTGTGACCATTATTTTAAAGGGAATTCAGGTCATCCAAATTTAGAAGCATGCGATATTTGGGCAGATATATTAAAAAATTATATTGAAGAAACATTTGGAAAAACGAAATAAATTGTGTATATTGTATTCAAATAACACACTATGGCAAGAGTTTCGTTTTCCCAATACAGTATGTGGTCTTCATGCCCCCATCAATACAAACTGGCTTACATAGATGGTTTGAGAGAATCATCATCTAGCATCCACACCGTATTTGGTTCTGCAATGCATGAGACTTTGCAAGAATATTTAAGTAGATGCTTGCGTATTTCCAAATCACAGGCAGATAAGAATATGAATACAAAGGAGTTTCTTAAAGAAAAAATGAGAGAGTCCTTTTTAAAAGAATCAAATGATGGACAAACTCCAATTTGTACTAAAGAAGAATTAGTTGAGTTTTTAGAAGATGGCAATCTCATTTTAGATTACTTTCAAAAATCTAAAAATTTCAATAACTTTTTTTCGTTAAAAGATGATGAGTTGATTGCGATAGAACAACCAATCAATACTAAAATTGCAGAAAATGTAAACTTTTTAGGATTCATTGACTTTATTGTTAGAAGTAAATCAACGGGTAGATACCGTATTACTGATTTCAAAACCTCAACAAGAGGTTGGACAAAAACACAAAAAGCAGACTCGGTTAAAAGTACACAATTACTTTTATACAAAAAGTTTTACGCAGAACTATTAAATATATCAGAAGATATAATAGATGTAGAATTTATAATTTTAAAGCGTAAGGTATCCGAAAACACAGATTATAACATCCCTCGTATCAGTAGGCATGTACCAGCAAGTGGTAAACCATCTATTAACAAAGCTTGGAAAGGATTTACTGAATTTGTTAATAGTGTGTTTGATGCAAGTGGAGAATACAATATCAATTCGGAATTCCCCAAACATCCATCTAAACTTTGTGATTGGTGTGAATTTAAACAAAGAGGAATTTGTGATGGAAAAATATAAAAAACAATAATTATTTATAAAAAGAGTTATGGCAAAAAAGAAGATTTTATTATTATCTGACGATTTACGAATGGCGAGTGGTATCGCTAATGTTTCCAAACAATTAGTTATGGGAACAGTTGATAAATACGATTGGGTTCAGTTAGGGGCGGCAATCAAACATCCGGAAGCAGGTAAAATTTTAGATTTAAACGATAGTGTTAGAGAACAGACTGGTGTAAAGGATGCGAATGTAAAAATTTACCCATCAGATGGATATGGTAACGCAGGTATTATCCGTCAATTATTGATGATTGAAAAACCAGATGCAATTTTACACTTTACTGACCCGAGATATTGGATTTGGTTGTACGAAATTGAGCATGAAATTCGTCAATCGGTACCTTTATTTTTCTATCACATTTGGGATGATTTACCAGACCCAAAATATAATAGAGACTATTATGAAAGTTGTGATTGGATTGGATGTATTTCAAAACAAACTTACGGTATTACTCGCAGAGTTTGGGGATGGGATAAGGAAAAACATTGGGTTAAACCTGCAGATTGGCAAGTAAGTTATGTACCACATGGTATCAATTCCGATTTATATAAGCCTGTTGAAGTACCTGCTGATTTCAAAAAAGAAATCTTTGGTGATAAAGAATATGATTTTGTTTTATATTGGAATAATAGAAACATCCGTAGAAAACAACCTATTGATGTAATTCTTGCATTTGATAAATTTGTAGAAGCACTTGCTCCTGAATACAGAGATAAAGTATGTTTGCTAATGCATACTCAACCAGTAGAAGATAATGGTACCGATTTACCTAGAACTATAGAAGAGTGTTGCTCACCAGAAACAAATGTGGTATTTGCACCAAATAGATACTCCGAAGAACAATTGAACTATCTTTACAATTTGGGAGATGTAACAATCAATGTAGCATCCAATGAAGGATTTGGATTAGCAACTGCGGAATCAGTAATGGCAGGAACTCCAATAATTGTAACGGTGACGGGAGGATTGCAAGACCAATGCGGGTTTAGAGATAAGGGTACAGGTAAATTACTTACCGCAGAAGATTATGTAGAGATTGGTTCACTACATGATAGACATAAAAAGAATACCGTAGTTTGGGGAGATTGGGTTAAACCAATTTGGCCAGTTCGTTCAACAACAGGTTCAGTTCCTACTCCTTATATCTTTGATGATAGAGTTGATTTTGAAGATATTTCACCACTTATTATGGAATGGTATTTAACTCCAAAAGAGGATAGAAGAGCAGCAGCATTAAAGGGAAGAAAGTGGATGTTGGGAGATGGTTTGTTAAGTAGAGAAGCAATGTGTAAAACATTAGTAGATGGTATGGAGGGAGCATTTGAAAATTGGAAACCAAAGCAAAAATTTAAGTTAATAGAGTTATAATATGAAACCAACATTAGTATTTCAGGCACCAGTTGCAACGAGAAGTGGATATGGTGACCACGCGCGAGATTTATTACATTCTTTATATAAATTAGATAAATTTGATATCAAAATTATTAGCACTCGTTGGGGTAACACCCCAATGGATGCTCTTAATTATGATAATGAATTTCACAAATGGACGGTAGATAATATCATTCAAAAAATTACAGAAAAACCTGACATCTATATTCAAGTTACAGTTCCAAATGAATTTCAACCATTGGGGTATTACAACATAGGTATTACAGCCGCAATCGAAACTACACATTGTGCATTGGATTGGATACATGGATGTAATAGAATGGATTTGATTATTACCCCATCGGAACATTCAAAGAAAAGTTTAGTTGATACGGTATACAACGAACAAAATAATCAAACAGGACAATTAATTGCACAACATAGAATTCAAAAACCAGTAGAAATTCTTTTTGAAGGGTTTGATGAAAATGATTTCGGAACCGAAGTAGTTAAGAATATTACTGAATTGGATTCAATCAAAGAAGATTTCGCATTCTTATTTGTAGGACATTGGTTGCGAGGTGATTTGGGTGAAGATAGAAAGAATGTGGGTATGATGATTAAAACATTCGCAATGGCATTCAAAGATGAGAAGAAAAAACCCGCATTGATTCTAAAAACATCATCAGCTGGATTTAGTGTAATGGATAGAGAAGTTACTATTAAAAAAATCAGAGAGGTATTGGGTAAAGATTATGGTAAAGTGCCTGTTTATTTATTACATGGTGATTTAACCCCATCTCAAATGAACGGATTGTATGAACACCCAAAGGTAAAAGCA